ATCATAAATAATTTTCAACACTTGCCAATAATGAACCAAAATACTCAAAAATGCTGACAAATATTCTGGATCTTTGTCAAATTTATCTGCTTGAGGATCTGCACGACGATGAAATGGATCATTTGGATTGTATTTAGTATCGTTTGCATTAAAGAATTTAATCTGAAGTCTAATAACTTTAATACGTCTCCATGTAGCATCATCAGTTGTATTGATGTCAATAAGATAATTTGTTGGAATTAAATGGACACATTTTGGTTCAAATTCTCGTTGACCTTGGAATAAACCACGCCCAGTTTGTTTTTCACCACCTGTAGTTTCTTTCATAGCTGAAACATTCATACGATCTGTTTGATCAGGTTCTTGATAACTACATCCGCGTTTATTTTCCATATCCATCATTGCAGGATTAGCCGATTCACCTTTTGCACGCATTCCTACTAACAATGCAATTGGTAATTTTCTGCCATATTGTCCAAGAACAGCACGCCATAATTGCATGAGAGTTGATTTACCTTCTCTTCCTGTACCTAAAAGGAAAATCAAAAATGCTTCTTTTTTATGTCCTGTTAATGCAGATGCTAATGAACACATTAAGAATAGGAATGTATCCGGTTCATCATCTTTGACCATTGAACGAAATGCACGAAGTAAATGTTTTGTATGTGGTTTTCTAGGATCAAATGGAACATAATCGACTGGAGTAAATAAACTAATTTTGTAATCATGTTGACTTTGAATCAGTTCTACTTTACCACTATCATGAAATTGTAATACACCATTACCAACACCCATAATATGATCATCTTGATCAAGTTGATCTGCAAAACCACGTTTCTCAAATTTTACCAGACATCTATTAATAGTTGACTTAATAAAATTATCTTTTTTAAGATTTTTAATTGTTTTACCGATACCTTTTCGAATTTCTTCTTTTCTGGCTTGCATGCGCTCGAATTCTGTATCTGTCATAACAGAGGCTGCATCATTAGTTGGTGTTGTTGATTTAGTATTTGATTTAGCATCATGACGTTGTTCAAACATATCGTTATGCATTTTTTCAAAAATTCCAACCAATACCTCACTCATGTATCTTTCTAATGATCGAGGATTTGTATCATGGTGATATTTAAACACTTCACCCTTTTTCATACTTTCACCTGGAATAACAAATTCAAACCAAGAAAGAGTTCTTTCACCATTAACTTTGTCAGTTGCATATTTGTTATTAAACATCTGAAATAGAATTTCAGCAATATCAGCATGCTCAAATTCACCATTAACAGATCTTTTATATGCAATAGTATTAATTGTTTTGAGAATATTGCGTCTAATAACTTCATCATATCGTTTAGGATTATCGGCTTTAGCAAGCCAAATTAATGTTCCAAGACCTTTCTTTTTGCCTGTCGGTAAAGTTTTCGATTTAGTAACCAAATTAAGCCAAACTGACTCAAATCCACTCATACCCATTTTGCGAAATTGTTCTGGACATTTTCGACAAAAATATTCTGCCAATGGCTTAACTCTTTCACCAATTCCAGATAATGCCATCATAACTTCCATCCATGGCATATGATCTTGAGCTCTAACAGGATGTAAAATGTCAAGTAAACTTTTAATAAATCCAAATTCAGGATCATGTAAGTTCATGAGTGATAATTGTCCAGAAAGTTTTAGTTCTTCTTCAATATCTTGAGGACGATTATTATGAGCATAAGCATCTATTTCACCTGCATATTTTACTTGACTTAAAATATTACATTTTTTGATGTAGCCATTTGGAACTTCATAATTTAATGAAAATTCATAACATACAATGCAATTTGTATTTCGATCATTAAGCTCACGATTTTCTGATAAGTTTGAATTACGGTAATCACTCTTAAATTGATAATTAAAAACTGTATATAATTCATAAGGTGGTTTCTTTGGATCACGTTTGCAACCAATAAAGAAAGCTGGAACATATCTACTTGCTTCATCAATATATGAATATTTTTCATCAATAAGATATTCTTTTAATGCTGACTCAATTCGACGTTCGAAAGTACCAGTACTAATTAATCGTTTGATTAGAAAATGCTTCGAAGCTCTATTAATTTTAATAGATGGAATCAAAATATGAAAACCTTCACTCATAATAGTTTGACCATTATGTTCACGAGGTACTGGTTTAGGTCGTTTCGTAATAGCAATTTGAATTTTGTCTGAAATTTGTTTTAAAGGAGTTAAATCAAAAATATCTTCAATTGCTACCATTAGTATGCTAACGATATCTTGAAAGAAATCAAAAGTTAGCTTTGATTCAGTAATATGTGCTTTATAGAAAATATCGACATCAATAAGTATACCAGAAAATTTCTCTTCTTGTTTTTCTGCAAAGATTAAACTTAATCCGTCACGTCTAATATGTTCAAGTAAAAGGAAGAACATATTGATTTCATTTTCAGAAATACAATATCTAGCTTTTCCAGGAATAAAAATATTAGTTCTTTCATCATGTTCACCAGCAATAAATTCAGGTCTACTTAGAAATTTATCTAATTGAGCTACATGTGAATTTGTTGTTGTAGAAAGAAAATTATCAAGTTCTTCTTGATGTTCTACAAAATCACTATCAACATATTTACTCTCAAAATTTTTGATATTTAATGCAGGTTTTCTATTAGATAACATCTTTTATATTTAATTTTAGATAAAAATGTTAAGTTTTTCAATGGTAATATTCCATTTATTAAAACTTCAATTTTAGATATCAATATTAGTATTTATGCAATTTGATAAAGTGAACTACAAAAAACTATAAAAAAATAAGCTTTTCTGTAGAGTGTTTTAATACCATCGTCGCTCATCAGCATAATAATTACCACCTATCTTCTTTCTTAAAGATATACGCGTTAATGTTTCTTTATTATATGTTTCTAAAAGTGATTCATCGGAATTGTCAAATAAATACCCATGTGTATAAATTTTAAGTGTTTCTCCAAAAATAGATTTTATAGAATCATGTATATATTTTTTAACATCAGTTATTTTGTTTTTCTTCGCAATTTTTTCTAAAATTTCTGACATACTTGCACAATCCAAACAGCAATCAAAACCATATTCTTGCATTTTATAAGGATTATTGAATACTTGAAAATTTCTTATAAATGTATTTTTATAAAAAGCTTTATTATTTACACTCCAATCATATGGAATAAATTCACATTTTTCGCATTCTCCTAAAATAGTTAATCCAAAAAACATTCGGGCACCGTATGGAATAAGGAAAACTTCTCCATTAGGAAACATTTGTTTTTTATCTTCATAGAATAATTTATGTGCATCAAATCCATTTTTTTTAGCTAAAAGAACTTCTGGGTGATTAAAATCAAATTCATTTTTAACATATTCATCTAAAAATGCAGCAAATCGCATTGTATAATATTTTACTTTTTTAATTTTAATATCGTTGTATGCCCGAACAACGGATAATAATAAAGCTGAATGATTAACATCCAATATATCTTTTCCAACAGTATAAACAGGGTAAACCATAGATCTTTTGGCAATACTTTCAGAAATTTTTAGTTCTACAAATGTTTCAGGTGTTTCATAATATTCACCCATTTGTAAATTATTATAATCAAGTTTTTTATTATTTCCATCTTGCAAATTGCTTCGATTATCTTTGTTTTTCATATTACAACGTATAATTGCTATGTTGAGTATTTTTGCTGTAGTTTTTAATAATTCAATATTAAATGGTGTAGTAATTTCATCAATGAAGAAATATTTAAATGAATGCCAGTAATAAGAAATTAATATTTGGCTGACAACAGAAAATTCAAAATTAACAAGAGCTGTATAATATAATTTTAAACCCCATGTTAATGGAAATGTTTTAGTAACATCATTAAATTTTAAGATAGGAGATTTACCAACAATATCTCTACATTCATAAAAATAATCTAGATATTTCTTTTTTAAATCAGGAAGCATTCTACCAGTTATATTTTCAATCATCATATTGTAATTATAAGGTTCTGATTCAGTATGCTTTTGTTCTCTATTAGGAATATTATAATCTATGCGAACTGGAATTGATAAACCTTTTAATCGTTCTTCATACCATTTTTTATTAGGATTAAACATATAACCATGAATAATATCTGGATTATGTTTACCGGATATAAATAAATTTCTTCTTGTCACACTATTCAGTGTTTTAATACCATTTTTAATGTTTGTTTCTGTCACAAATTGATTATAATAAGCCCATATTTTATTTTCAAGTGCACAATCATGACAATGATCAAAACCTAAGCGCTTATCTCCATATTCATTAAAGAAATATCCAAATGCCCTTAATACTGTATTAAAATAATATAATTTTTGTTCATAATCAATCATATCATAGGTTTTTTTAAGTAATTTTCCATCTTTTGTCGGGGATCCTATTAATCTTGTTTCTGTAGAATGTGGTCCAGCCCATGCTTGTAAATAGATTCTACCATCTAAGTATTCGAATTTTTTCTTATTATAATTATCAATAAAATCAAAACCTATTTTTTTAGAATAATCAAGATCAAATTGATGATAGTCTTGAATATTTAATTTGCTATCTTCATTATATGGAGTTCTAAATTTGAGCATATAATACATTGGTTTGATACTTTCAACCCAATTAATTTGTTGGGCGCTATTCCATATTACATCTAAATCACTAGGTGATTCATCATTATCTGATGTTCGAATATCACTAATAAATAAAATATTTGGTAACTCTTTTAATACTTCTGATGTTTTAACTGAATAATAATCATTAATAAAAAATATACCATTTTGTCCATTAATCATTTTTATCCACGTATCTGGCTTTTTCTCGTCCAATTTATTAAACTCAGCTTGTCTAACCATTCTATGACTCATTTTTTGGTCTAGTAATAATTCAAATGGTCTTGGGTCAATTAAAATAAATTTTAAATTGTTAAACATTGTGTATAATAAATATGTGTGCCATCCATCTGCAGATCCTGCGTAAACTACATGCTTTGCTTTTTTATAATAAAAACTTAGAAATTCTACCTCTGATAGAAATAGTTTTCTTTGTCCATTATGGACATTATGAGCAGCTCTAATTTTTTTATCATATGGAAGAGATTGTTTAATCTCATCAAACGTTACCAAAGGTGGATTCTGAAACTCATTAATTGTTTCATTTAAATATTTTTGATATTTAACTACAGCCATTTTTATATGATAATATTGTTTTACCACAATATTCTTAATGTAGGTACAATTATCCAAAATAAATATATTTATATTATATCTTAGATCTTTCAGATTGTAAATGTTTATATTCAGCTATTTAATTATTTCTTTTGACAGTTCTTAATGATTGACGCGATAAATATTCATTATTAAATCCTTTAAGTAATTCTTCATCAGTTCCTTTATATAAATATCCATGAGATTCACGATATAATGATGATCCATGAATTATTTTAAGTACGTATTTAATAAATCCTGTAATAGCATCATTATTTACATTATAAGCTTTCGCATATTGTTCTAAAATTTGTGACTGGATAGCACAATCCATACAATTATCACAGCCATAATCTTCATCAACATATTTATTTTTAAATACTTGAAATGAACGGACAATTGAATTTAAATAATTATTCTTTTCAGAAATTTGTTGAATTGAATATTTGGTCATTTTCAATGAATTATTCTCATATTTTTTTCCATCGATAAGAACACCACTCAATGCAAGAGCAGAATAAGGAACATATTTAACATGACCACTTAGATATGTAAATTCTCCTTTCGATAACTGTTCTTTCATATCGAATCCATTCTTTTTTGCAAGTTGTATTTCATGATGTGAAAAATCAGTTCTTTCATAGCAATAAGAATCCATAGCTGCATGCATTGTAACAGAATATCCACCAAAATTAGTCATTACAACATCATTAAATAATTTAGGTGGATATTCT